ACCGATAGTTTCCGGTATGCTTGTCCATCCATGGCTTTCCGGACCAGGTCGCGCATTTTTCCCGCGATGGCTTTTCGGCAAATTTCATCGCGCCTTCGACCATCATCGAATGCGACAGTCCCCAAGGGTCTTGCGCAAGATAAAGCCATGGCTTGCCGTTATGCCGGTCCGAATAGAAAGAAGACGACGCTTCAGCCGCGACGATCCAATATCGCTTGTCCGACGGTTGCTTAATTTCCATGGTCATACCCAATAACCGTCAAGGACGCCTTGAATGTTGCGCCTGACCGTTTCCAATGGCGTCCCTTCGGCTAGTTCTTGGCGGACAATGCCGGCGGCGTGTGGCGACAGAACGGCAACCTGCCCGATAAAAACGTCGCATTCCGCTTGGTGCTGAAGGGCCGCCCTGCGTTCAGCCGCGGCGGCGCGCTGGCGTTCCGCTTCGGACCATATGGCTGGCCATTGGCCGCGGACAATCGACAGGACCGCCGCGCAAGGTCGACCTTGCGCGGCGTCGGGACCCGCAAACCGTCGGCCCCGTACCGTTCGCCTTGCCGGCGGACCGGAACCGACAACAGCGTCGGCGTGACCAGCGCGCCGCCGGCGTCCAAATTGGCGACGATCATCCGGCCGCCTTCCGGCCAGGACACTTCGACCGTGCCGTCGCGAAGCCCGACGACCTTAAACCGTGCATCGATCATGCTTGGACCCCTTCTTCATAAAACGGCCGCGGTTGGCGCTGGCGGGCGGCGTGGGCGGCCAGAAGGTCGATATCGTACCCGCGGACCAGTTCGACGCCGGCGGCTTCCTGCGCCCGCTTCAGGCAAGGCCCCCACGTCAAGAGCCCGGACCAATCCGACGACCGGGCGGCCGTCTGGAAATTGTGGTAGTCGACAGCCAGGCGGACGGCCGTCGCTGGCGATATGCGCCGCGCCTTCATGCCAGCGGGTCCTTGCGGATTTCCGCGGCCCGGGCGGCAAACCCGGCGGCCGACTGTTGCGCCCGGACGTTGTGGTGAACGATCCGGGCCATGCCCCGAACGAAGGCCGCCTTTTTCGACCGGCCGCATGGCCATATATTTTTGCCAGGCTGCTTCGGCGTCCGCGACGACCGCGGCGGCCGCTTCGTCGAACGACATTCCCGCTTCCATCTTGGGGACCATGGCCGCGACGAATTCCTGTTCAGCGACCGACAATTGTTTGGCTTCAGACATGACGCTTTCTCCCTTCAATCGGGTCAAAGTAGGTTGACCGCGCGGTCAACCTACTTTGACCCCTTTATTTTTGCCAGGGCAACGCCCGGCCAGCGGAAGCCACCGATAGCCGACAGTCCGCATGTACCAGGTTTGCCGTTCGCGCTCTTGTTCAGCCCCGCAATGGGCGCATTTGCGCCGCGGGCCGTCCAGGATCGCGGCGGGGCCGGGGCGGGTATTGTCGCGCCAGTCATGCTTCATTTGCTTTCCCCCTTTTCGCAGTCGTACCGGTGATTGTGCCATTGGGCCGCGGCGTCCGCCCGGGCACCCTTGCCAAAGACCGCGACGGAATACCAACCGCAAGAGCAACGCGCGGTCACGCCGTAGCTGTATCCGGCAAGCTTATGATCGGGGTTCGGTTTGCGCTTCATGGCTGCAACCCCGCGGCGACGCGCGCCTTCCGTTCGGTCGTGAACGGCCCGTACAACGCGCCGCCGTCCGGCCGGTATTACCAGCCCTTTGCCAGCATCCCGCCGTTGCCGTCCGCCCGAGCGTCGGCCGCCGCGGGGTGACGCGGCGACCCGGGATGCCCGGCGAAGAAAACCTTCATTTCGCCGCTCCCTTCCGCTTGCTGTCCTTGAAGACATGCCGGACGCGTTGGGGCTTGCCTTCGCCAAACCAGCCCTTCAGCCAATGCTTCGCGCTATTGGCCGCGTCCCATGACTTGAACCGGTCCAGCTTTTTGCCGCCGCTGTACAAGGTGATGGTCCCGTCGGCGTTCCACATTTGGACAACAGCCGGGGCGCGGCGTTCTTCGGTCTTGCGCATGACTTTTCTCCCTTCGTCCCCTATATGGCGAAGGTTGACCGCGCGGTCAAGCGTTATTTTATCAGGTCCCGAACCGCGCCGCGGCCGCCGCGCTTGTCGTCGTGTCTTGCGCCCGGCTGTACGCCTTGGCGATTTCCGCCGGTTCGGTAAGGTTGGCGGCCAGGTGCCCCGAGCGAACGAAGAGCCGCGGCTTGCCATGGTCCGGCTGGACGGTGTTGTTCACGCGGCCGTCCTTCAGCCCTGGGTGATAGTCGAACCCGAGCCCGACAAGCATTTCCCGGCGCTTGTGGCGCGGGACCGGGGCGCGAATGTTGTCCAGCAACCGGTCCAGGAAAATCGACGATATCCAGCCGCCAGCAAACCCCGGCCGGCCTTCTTCGATAGCCTCAAGGATTTCTTGTTCCGCCTTCCCGAGCGACGCCGCCAGGGCCGCCGACGTGCTGGACGTCCGGGGGGCGCGGACGCACAATTGCGCCGGGTCCAGTTCGGCGTCCAGGGCCATGGTCCGAAGGAATTCATTGATGATCGCCGCGCCGTACATGGACCCGCCGGCCGCATACTTTCGACGGCCATAAAACCAATCGTAAAGGTTCGGGAAGTATTCCCCGGTCATCCCCCAAGCGTACAAGTCCGCTTCGGTTTGTTGCGCGGTGTAAAAAATAGAGTAGCGGCGACTGTCAACCGTGACCGGGATAGCGTCGCGGTGATTGGTAAACATGAAGCCGTTAATTCGATTGTCGCCGGTGCCTTGGTCGACGCCCTTGCGTTCAATCGGAACCCGGTCATTGGTCACGGTTGCCTTGAAGCTATCCAGGAAGTCGCGCCTGTTCTGGACATAGATTTCTTCGATGCCAAGGTATAGGTTCCCTTGAACCCAACCGTTAAACTGATTGCCCGACTTGGCCATGGCGTCCGGGTTGACCAAATGGCTGTAGCGGCTCCCGACGCAATGGGTCATCACGCGGTCTATCATGGTCTTGCCGTTGCCTTCGACCCCTTGGACGACAGGCCACCATTGCGCCTTCATGCCGGGGTTCTGGACGACGGACGCCATGTAATTCAGCAGGATTGCCCGGTCGCGATCGTCGGGAAGCATCTTGGCCAGATGATCCAAGAACGGGGACGGGTCGCCTTGGACCCGGCAGGTCGCGATCGGAATGTAGGTATTGACAAGGGTCCGGTTGCCTTCGGTCACGACGGCCCCGGGCGCATGTTCCGGCCTGAAGCAAGTCCCGAAGACGACCGGTGGGGACAGGACCCGGGAGCGCGTGAAGGCGTCGAAGGCGCTATCGGTGATTTTGTCGTTCGCGCTGTCCATGGGGAAAACATGCCCGGCGTACACGACGTCGAAGCGGGCCTTATCCAGAAGGTCGCCTGTCGACGGTATCCAAATCTTGTGTTGGTCAATCACGTACACGCAACCGGCGAAAAACGATCGTTGGTCGTCGATCGACAGGAATTCGCGGCCAGTTTCCCGAACGGCCGGGGCCTGTGCAACGACCGGCGGCGCTTCGGCCCCGGCCGTCGGCGCGGCGATCGGCTCCCGGGCTTGGGCGACCTTGGCGACGACCGCGCAAGCCTTCATGATCGTCGTTTCAAGGTATTCGGGGCGATCGTGCCACTTTTCGCGGTTCAGCCCCGATTGCAGCATTAAGGCCCGGATACGCTCGCAGTTCTTCCCGGTCCAGAAGGCCAGATGCCCGGCCAGCGCTCCGTCGGCCGACGACGCGTCGTACGCGCCCTTATCGCCGGGCCATTTGGCGGCCAGCTTGTCGGCGTTCGCGGTCCACAAGTCTTCGAATGTGACATGGCCGGCCCCAAACGCCGCGGCGGCGCTTCGCTTCCCGCTGGCCATTGCCGCCCGCAACAACGCGACGTCGTCTTCAGGACCCCCATATCCTTCGATCGGGGCGTCGGTCCAACCGGCGATTTCGGCATGGACGCCGGGCGGGAAATAATGGGCGGCGACCTGTGCCAGCGCCGGCGACAGGTCCGCGGACGCGTCCCCGACGGCTTGCGCCCCGGTCAAGGCGACGAAGCGGTTCGCCGTGTACAGTTCGATCCCAAGGACGACGTTTTTCTTGCCGTGATCCGGAATGGTGCCGCGGCCGAGGATATGCAGCCCGGCCCCGGATTGCGACACTTCGACGGCCGCCCCGGCCAGCCGGTTGCACAGTTCGACCGCCAGCGGCGACCAACCGGCTGGCGTCAAGCAATGGTCGATATCAAGGAAGAACAGGCCATCGCCGGGGGCGATGACGAAACCAACGGACCGCCCGGTCGCAAACGCCTCTTCGTACGTGCATTGATTGGCCGGGTCGTGCGGATCGCATTTATGGCCCGTCCGCCAGTCCGTCGGAAGCTTCAGCGTCTTGCCCGGCTTTTCCGGGTGCGGTTCAAGCCTATAGGTGATGAACCGCCGGTAAGCGGTCAAGGGAGCAAGGGCGGCGGGAAGGGTCACAGGTCCCCCGCCCGCGGTTTTGACGACGCGGTCATTTGTTCAGTCCCCCGGACGGGCGGGCGTTAGCTTATGGCGCGGGCGGCCGCGGATCGCAAGCTGGCGGGAGCCGACGCCGCGATCGGATGACCGGCGGCCAGCCCTTGCGCGACAATCTTCGGCATGAAGCGGGCGACCGCTTCGACCATGATACAATCCTTCAGCGCGGCCATGGACCCGAAGGCATGGGTGATCCCGCCCTTGGCGACGCCGGCGCGCTTCGCGACCGCCGCTTGCCGTACGCCGTCGAAGCCCTTTTCAGAGGCTTCAGCGATCGCGGCTTCCAGAATTGCAGTATGCCGCGCATCGCGCATACGGGCGAAGCGGGCTTCGCGCTTGTCGTTCATGGTCCCGTTCCTTTCCCGGCCATATAATCAGTGCATGACCAACCGGTCAAGGCGCGTTGCAAGATCGGCGTCGCGGCGAAGGTTGGCGGGAGCCCGGGACAAGACGGCGACTTGCCGGGCCTTCCGCGGGATATAGGTCGCGGCGTACGCGGGCGACAGGGTCGCGACGTCCCGGCAATTGGAAATGATATCGGCACACTTGATCGCTTGGGCCTTCCAATCGGCCGACGCCAGCCGGATCAGCCGTTCCGTTTCCGTTTCGCCCTTAAGCGACGTGACCGACTGTACCAGCGCCGCCACTTCCCAACCGAAGAGCCGTTCGATATTGGACAGGTCCGCCGACGTGTACGTCACGACGTCATGAAGGACCGCGGCCGCCAGCGTGACTTCGTCGGTCAACCCGGCCCGCTTCAGGATCATGGCGACGTCGATCGGATGCACGATTTCCGGTTCGTCCGTCCAGTGGCGAAGCCGGCCGGTTTCGGCGTGGCAGGTCGACGCGAAGATCAGCGCGCGGGAGAAAAGGGGGGTCATCATCGGAAGGTTCCTTCACCTGTTGCGAATGCGGCGTCGCCGCCCGCGGTTGTTATCAGGTCCAACCATGCCTTTTGGGCGACTTCGCGGTCCGTCCCGGTGAAGCGCCAGTCTTCCGGCTTGCATTCCCGGGCGACGACTTGCGCGACGACGAAGCCCACCATTTGCGGGGTGATCGTGATCGATCGCCAGCCGATCAAGTCGCTGGACTTCAAGACGCGGTTCAGCTTTTCGCTATCGTTGGCCAGCCCATAGCGGACCGGGCGGCCGGTCGCGTCCAGCAAGACGCCGACGTTGTTGCGCCAGAGGGTCACGCCGAAGCGCGGGGCCTCTAACCGGACCTTGGACTGGACAAGGGCTTCGCTGGCGGTCGTCATTCAAACAAGCCCGTTCAGAAGGGCATAGGCCGAACCGACGACGACGACCGCCAGCAAGGCGAAGCGATCCGCCCACGGGGTCCAGAAGCCGGCGACGCCCCAAGCGCCAAGAGCCAAAGCGGCGGCGATCGTACCATAATAGATCATTCCAAAATCTCCCCTTCATCGCATTGATCGCATTCACAACCCGGGACGATGACCGCCCCGCAGTATTCGCATTCTTCATCGGCTTCCGTCGCCGGCTCTTCGTCCGGGCAGGCACAGGCGGCGCGGGTCATGCCGCAACCGCCGGGGCAAGGGGCCGCCATGCGGGCTTCATACGCCGCGTTTTCGCGGGCGATCGCTTCGGGCGAATTTGCTTCCGCGACCCGCCGGGCTTCCTCTTCTGCAAAAATGTCGGCCAGTGATTGCATGTCCGTTGCTCCCTTCTGAACCCCGTATCGCCTAGCTTGACCGCGCGGTCAAGCGAAAATGAAGTCCCGCGCTTTGAACGAATGGCCGTACCAACGCGGGGCCGGGTTGATCGACGAAAGATCGCCGTGAAACGCGTATTCAGCGTTCCCGGCCGCGTCGAACCGGAAGCAACGATCCCGCGGCCCGTACTCTTCCGCGCCGGGCTTCACTTCAATGAAGACGCCGCCGGCCAGTGAAGAGAATTTGACGAGCATAGAAGGCCCTCCCGAAGCGCGGGCAGGATTGCCCGATCGCGAATACCCGGTCCGTATCGCATAGGTTGACCGCGCGGTCAAGCATTAAGAACCTATCTAAAGTGATAGTTTGACCGCGCGGTCAACCTATGGCATATTATGGGAAGCCGCCAGAAGAGCGGCGCTCTTTGACATTGGAAGGAAACGACATGAAATTCCAAGCCCCTACTTATCCGAAGGGCGACGCCAACCGGTATTGCGGCCCGTCCGTCATATCGGCCGTCACGGGCCTTTCGACCGGGGAAGCCGCCCGTTTGCTTCGACACGTGACCGGGTTGAAGTCGATCAAGGGGACCCATCCCCACGAAATCCGGAAGGCTCTTCAGGAATGCGGCGTTCGAATGATCCCGCAACCCTACCCGAACGGGCCGGTCACGCTGGCCGCATGGCTAAAGCGGCCCCGCGACGCCGGGGCGGTTTACCTTGTGGAAGCCGGCAATCATTGGCAGGCGATCCGCGGCCGCCGTTTCGTCGACGGGATCGCCCAAGCGGTCGTCCCGTTCGATCATCCCGCCGTCAAGCGCCGGGCGCGGGTCAACGCTGTTTGGAAGCTGGAAGCCCATGGGGCGATCCTGAAGCCGGCGGCCGCGATCAAGCCCAAGGTGAAGCCGGCGGTGAAGCGGGAAAGCGACGCCGGCTGGGAATTCCGGCGGCTGGCCAAGCTGCATAACGCCGATTGGGAATGTCATCCGACGCGGGACACTGGCGGCCCCTTCATGGTTTGGGGCCTCCACGACGTCGACCTTGACGAAGCCGACGATCCGTACGCGGGCGATCATAGCCCGAGCGATTGGGAAGACGCGCTGGACCGCCTGAAGGTCTATATCGCGTTGGCGACCCGGACCTGCAGCGTCCGGGCGTCCCCGGCGTCCAGCGTTTGCGCGGTCATCACGTCGACCCCGAAGCGGAAGAAGAACAACCGCTGTTGTTCGGGGATCGATAGGCCCGCGGCCGTCTGGACGCCGCCCCAAAGCGCCATAGTCGACCGCAAGACGGCCTGTGCCTCTTGCCGGTCGCTATGGACGTTCAGGTTCCGGATATACCCGGCGTGCGGTACCCCGGCCAGTTGCAGTTCAGCGCCCCGAGCCTCCCGGCTTTGGTCGACCTTGGCCAGCTTTTCCCGCAACGCGGCAAGGACGGACGGGTCCAATTCCTGAAGATCGCCATGGACCTGTTCAGGCGACGATCGGCTTTCCGGTTCGTGATACGCCCCGCAATGGGGGCATTCCCGCTTGATCGCCTGATACGGCTGGAAGCAAGAGACACAAACGCGGATCGGAATTCCGTCGCCGCCCCCGCCCTTGCCCCGGCGGCTTTCCATACCCCAAACCCGCGGGAAGTCGGGCGGCCCGCTATGCCGGACGACGTTCCCCACGTGATCGATAATGATCGCGTAAGGCTTCGGCCCGGCCGCGATCGCCGCCAGCCGGCCTTCGCGCGTCGATAGGTCGAACCCGGGCGCGTACACGGGCCGAAGCGCCCGGCCAAATTGCTGCATGTACAAGGCCAGCGACGCGGTCGCCCGGGCCATAGACAGGACTTCGATCGCGGGAAGGTCGAAGCCTTCGGAAATGATATCGACGGCGACGATTTGATGAATTTCGCCGGCGGCCAGCTTCTTCAGGATCGTACGGCGAACGAAGTCGTCCGTCTTGCCGGACAGGACTTCAGCCTTGAACCCGGCCGCCCGGTGCGCCGCGGCCATTTCCGCGGCCGTTTCAAGGTCCGGGGCGAATGTCACGCCGCGCTTCCCGGCCCCGATCCGGGCGTAATGCGCCGCGACGTCCCCGACGATATGCGACCGCTTGGCGGCTTCGCGAAGGGCCTTCGTCGACCAATCCCCGGACGCCGACACGTCGGAAATGATTTCCATGTCGGACGGCGGGCAGAATATCCGATAGTCGGTCAAATACCCTTCGTCGATCAGCCAACGCATAGCCGGGCCTTCGACCATGCAATCCGCCACGCCCCGGCCGCCCAATTCCGGCCGCCCGAGCCCTTGGCCGTCGGCGCGGATCGGCGTCGCCGTCGGGAGCAACCCCCGACAAGAGGGGTTCGCGAAGCGTTCAATGACATTATGCCATTTGTTGTCCGCGACGACGTGATGACCTTCGTCGACGACCCAAAGCGTGACCTTGTCGGCCCAACCGTCCATTTCGGCCCGGACGATCGTATCGACGCCGGCGACGATGACCCGAGCGTTCGGGTCGTACATGCTGAAGCCCAATTCTTCGGAATGCTGGCGCGCGATCGCCCGGCGGACCGGCGTCGAAGCGATGATGTTATGCCGGACCCCGTACCGCGCCAACGCGACGGATAGCTGGCCGACAAGTTCCTGTCGGTGAGCGATGACGCAAGCCCAACCGTTATGTTCCCGAACGATATCCGCCAGCGTGACCGTCTTCCCGCCGCCAGTGTCCAGCCGCATGATGACATTCCGCGCGCCCTGTTGCCAAGCGCCGTAAACCTTGCTCTTCAATTCGTGCTGGAATGGTCGAAGCGTTGGGGCGTTCATCGCGGCAAGTGCCCCGCGTCCATAAGCCGGGCAATCGCTTTCCAATAATACTCTTCGTCTTTTTCTATGCAAATCCAACGCCGGCCGGTATTTTCGGCCGCGACCGCCGTCGTTCCGCTCCCGGCCGTGTTGTCTAGGATTGTGTCGCCGGGGTTGCTGTAGGTTCGGATTATGTATTCGAAAAGCGCGGCGGGCTTCTGTGTGGGGTGAAGCCCGACTTCACGCGAGAAATCAAGTCGTTGCCTAGGATAATTTGTGTACTCTTGGGTTCGCTCCAATCCAGCGGTTCGCATAGCACCTCGACCGTTGCTTAAATGCTCTCCTTTCATAGTAGCGCCACCGTCGGTGGCGCTATTTTTACGCGTTTTTGGCGCGTAAACTATACCTTGCGGGTTATAGACGGGTGGCGATTTATAAAATACGCACACGTCTTCGAGATGCCGCAACGGTTGTTTTTTCGCGTTGGCGAAACCAGTAACGCCTTGCTTATCCCACACCCAAGTGTATTTGAAGCGGTCCACCTGTGACATCACCAGCGCCGACGTGAACGGCTGCGAAGCCGTCAAAACAACCGCACCGCGACAGATACGCCAGTATTCCCGCCACAGCGGTTCGAACGGCAAAACCGCATCCCATTTGCAAGCGGTCGTTCCGTACGGAAGGTCGCAAAGGACCATGTCGACGCTTTGGTCCGGGATCGGCCGCATGACGTCGAAACAATCCCCTAGGTGGAATTCCCCGTTTCCAATCCGCATGGTCGTTTTAACTCCGCTAAAATTTTGGCTTGACCGCCCGGTCATTGCCCGGTAATTCTGGACCTGTCAATCATGACGCAAGGGAGATTTTTCGGTGCAGATCACGATCACGGTCGACAACCCGTCGCCGCAGGACTTTGAAGCGCTGGCGGCCTTTGTCGCCGTCAAGCGCGGCCTTCTGACTTCGGCCGGGCGTGTCGACGTCACCGGCGATAGCAGTCCGCCCGCTGCCGCGCTGCCCGAACCGGTCGCCGCCGCGGTCGCCAAGGCCGACGGTATCGCGTCGACCATTTCCGCCATGGTCGACGACATGACCGCCAAGGCGAACGAAAAGGCCGCGGCGGACCATGCCGAATGGCTGGCGCGCAACCCGGCCCCCGCCGCCCCGGCCGGCGTCGACGTCGACAAGGACGGGATTCCATGGGATGCCCGTATCCATGCCGAAAGCAAGGCCAAGAATGCCGACGGTTCGTGGCGCGCCAAGCGCAAGGTTGACCCGGCGTTTGTCGCCAGCGTGACGGCCGAATTGAGGGCGGTCATGGCGGTGCCCGCCCCGGCCGTCGACCAGCTTTCCGCCGAAGCCGCCGCGGCGTTCGGGAGCCCCGCAATCCCTTTGCCCCCGACGACCGCGGTCGTTCCTCCCCCGCCGCCGCCCGTTCCTCCCGTTGCCCCCGTTGCGGAAAGTCTTCCGGCCGCGTCGCCATCGGCCGCCGGTGCCGAAACTGTTGCTGAAGCCGTCCCGACGGACCCACCGTTCGTCGTGATGATGCGCGGCGTGACGGCCCGCCAGCAAGCCGGGTCCTTGTCCGCCGACGCGGTCGCGGCCGCGCTGGCGAACCTTGGCCTTCCGTCCATCGCCAGTTTGGCCAGCCGGCCGGACCTGATCCCGTCGTTCGAAGCGTTGCTGGCGGCATGACCGGCCATGCTTTCCTTGCGCCGTCGGCCGCCGGCCGTTGGGGGCCGGACGGTTGTTCCGGCTCCCCCGCCATGGAAGTGCATTATCCCGAAGTGGATAGTGAAGAAGCGCTGGAAGGCACGACCGCCCATTGGGTCGTCGCCTGTGCCTTGGGCGGCGTCGCGATCGACGTCGGGACGATCGTCCAAGGAACCGGTTTGCCGGTCACGGCCGAAATGATCGAATGTTCGAACGACTTTGTTCGCGACATTCGCGACACGCTGGCGGCTTGCGGCCCGGGCGCGACGATCCATGTCGAAGAGAAGATGCCGCCGGGGTTCAACGCGCATAATTGGGGGACCCCGGACGTCTTCATTATCGATTGGGCCAACCGTCGAATGCACCTGTTCGATTACAAGTACGGTCATCGGTACGTCGACGCCTACATGAATTGGCAATTGCTCAACTATCTGATTTTGGTCCTGTTGAAGAACGGGGTCCAGAAGCCGCAATGGCGCGATTGGTTTTTCACGTTGAACGTCTTCCAGCCGCGCAACTATCACCCGGCCGGGCCGTTCAGGGAATGGCATTTTCCGGGCGACGGGCTTCACCTGTTGTTCGATCGTCTGGCCAAGGCCGCGGAAGCCGCGATCCTGCCAAACGCCCCGCTTCGGACCGGGGAACATTGCCGGGATTGCCGCGCCCGGGCCGGCTGTCCGGCTCTTCAGCGCGCCGCTATGTCGGCCGTCGACCTGTCGCTTGAACAGCATCAAGTCGACCTTCCCGCCGACGCGTTGGGGCTGGAATTGGTCATCCTGAACGCCGCGATCGACCGCATGAAGGCCCGCGTGACCGGTTTGACCGAACAGGCGTTGAATACGATCCGCCGCGGGCTGGACGTCCCGCATTGGCAGGCGGACTATAGCAGCGGGCGGACGCGCTGGACCGCGCCGCCGGCTGAAGTCTTCATTTTGGGCGACCTGTACGGGGTTGACCTTCGCAAGCCGCCCGAGCCGATCACGCCCCGCCAAGCCGAAAAGGCGGGGGTTGACCGGGCGGTCATCAAAGCATATTCAGAGACACCCCGGGGGGCGTTGGCGCTTGTCCCCTTCAATCAAACCGAAATCCAAAAGCGCTTCGCATAGGGAGAAGATACCATGGCGACGAAATTCAAGCTTCCGATCACGTCCCCCGTTGGCCGGCTTGTTGCTGGCGACCTGTTCGTCCTTCAGGAAAAGGACAACACGGGGGCCCCGCGGGTTTTCAAGAGCGGCCCCAAAATGGGCCAGCCGAACCCCCAACTTTACCTTGGCGTCGCCTTCGCCAAGACGTACGCGTCCCTTGATGACGAAGTCCGCGGCCAGACGGAATTCGGGAAGTTCTATCAGGCGATCGATTACGCCGCCCGGACGTGCTGGCCGAACCTTTTCCCGAACCCGGCCGGCCCATGCGTCAACCCGCTGTTTGCCTACAAGGTCCATGACGGCGACGGGATCGACCGCAACGGCAAGCGCAACGCCGAAAAGGCCGGACAGGCGGGTCATTGGGTCGTTTCGTTTGGGTCGTCCTATCTGCCCAAGGTCGTTCAGGCCGCCGGCGGGAACGTCTTCAATCAGATAACGGACCCGAACATGGTCAAGCGCGGGTACTATATCCGCGTCGCGGTCGATATCACCAGCAACGAAAGCCTTCAGTCCCCGGGCCTGTACCTGAACCCGACGATGGTCGAATTTTGCGGCTATGGTCCGGAAATCGTCGGCGGCCCCGACGCGGCTTCTGTCTTCGGCCAGCCGGCCGCGCTCCCCCCGGGCGCGTCGACTGTGCCGCCGGTTGGCGCGACCCTCCCCGCGCCCCCGGTCCCCGGCGCGGTTGGGTCGCCCGCGCCGGGGGTTCCGGCTTTCCAGCCGCCCGGCGGCTATGCCCCGCCCGCCCCGGCCTTCCAGCCGCCCGCCCCGGCCTTCCAGCCGGCCTTCCAGCCGCCCGCCCCGGCCTTCCAGCCGCCCGCGGCGACCGCCCCGGCCCCGGCCGTGCCGATCCAGCCGAACCCGGCGTTCATGCAACCGCCGGCGGCCGTTCCGCAACCGCCAGTTAGCCCGGCGGGGCATACCATGACGGCCGCGGCCGGCGGCGTGACCCGGGACCAATTCCTTGCGAATGGCTGGACTGACGATCAGTTGATCGCCAACGGGTACATGGTCGCATGATACTGACAAACGGCGTCGGCGGCCCCTTCCAAGGGGTCGCCTGCGACGAATGTCGCATCACAGTGAATTCGCCCGAAATCATCGCGGGCGAAGGGTTGGTAAAAATGGGGTGGCGCTGTGCTGGCGGCAAACACATATGTCCCGCTTGCGTCGCAAAGGCGGACGCCGCACGCGACGATTGACTTCGAAACGAAGTCGGTCGCCGGTCACGTTTGGAACGAAGCGGCCCGGAAATGGCAGGGACCCCCGCAAGCCCCGAAGGGTAAGAAGGGGCTCCCTGTCGTCGGGACCTACCGGTACGCCGAACACCCGTCGACCCAAGTCCTGACATTGTCGTTCTATGTCCCGGGTTGGGGCCGCGGCCGTTGGCGGCCGGGGCTCCCCCTCCCGAAGCCTTTGTTCGACTGGATCGCCGCCGGTGGCCTTGTCGAATGTCACAAGGCGATGTTTGAACGGGCGATTTGGGTCAAGGTTTGCCAGCCCCGCTATGGCTTCCCCGCGCTCCCGCCTGAACAGCTTTCTTGCTCCATGGCGACCGCCCATGTTTACAGTTACCCGGGGTCCTTGGGCGACCTAAGCGGCGTTCTGGACCTGAAGACGAAGAAGAACGCCGACGGCCGCCGGTTGCTGAATAAGTTCAGTTCGCCCCGGAACCCGACGAAGGCGGACCCGCGTCTTTGGATCACGGTTGAAGACGACCCGGAAGACGCCGAAAACCTGTACCGGTATTGCGACGACGACGTCGAAGCCGAAATGGAAGCTTCGTCGGTCATGCCGCCCATGGTCCCCGACGAACGGGACTTTTGGCTTATCGATCAGGAAATCAATTGGCGCGGGATCGGGATCGACCGGAAGGGCGTCCGCGATTGCATCGCCGTGCTAAATCAGGCGTTGGCCCGGTACGGCGAAGAATTCCAGCGGATCACCGGCGGCCTTGAACCGACGCAATTGGAAAAGCTGAAGGGTTGGCTTGCCGCCTGGGGCCTGTACGTCGGGAGCCTAGACGCCGAACATTTGGAAGAATTGCTTAAGCGGAAGGGCCTTCCGGACGACGTTCGCCGCGTCTTGCAAATTCGCGACCTGATTGGATCGGCCAGCGTCAAAAAGCTGTACGCCATGGAAAACAGCGCGTGCGACGACGACCGCCTTCGCGACCTGCTAGTCCACCATGGCGCGCGTACGGGCCGCCCGACGGGCAAAGGGGCGCAACCGCTGAACATGCCCCGGGCCGGCCCCAAGCTGGCGACCTGTGACCATTGCAAGAAGCCCTTCGCGCCGTCGCATACGAATTGCCCATGGTGCCAGTCGCCGGCCCCGGCCGTCCAGAAGCTTCAATGGAAGCCGTTCATGGCGGATCACGTGCTGGCGATCATGGCCTATCGGTCGTTGGACCTTGCCGAATTCTTCTTCGGGGACGCCGTCTTCGCCATATTGGGTTGCTTGCGGTCCCTCTTCGTCGCCGCGCCGGATCACGACCTTATTGCGTCGGACTATAGCGCGATCGAAGCCGTCGTCACGGCTATGCTGGCCGGGGAAGAGTGGCGAATACAAGCCTTCCGCGACAAGGTCGATATCTATCTGGCCAGCGCGTCGCGGATCACCGGGACGACGGTCGAAACGTATCTGGCATACGAACGGGACAATGGGGAGCATCACCCGGACCGCCAGAAGATCGGCAAGGTCGCTGAATTGGGCTTGGGCTTCGGCGGCTGGATCACCGCTTGGCGGCAGTTCGACGATAGCGACACATTCACCGACGCCGAAGTCAAAGCGCTGATTTTGGCTTGGCGGGCGGCGTCGCCGTCGATCGTCGAATTATGGGGCGGCCAGTGGCGCGGGACGCCTTGGGACGGCTTCCCCGAGCGCTTCGGGTTCGAAGGCGCGGCGATCAACGCGGTTCAGTACCCGGGCGCGGCCTTCTATCACGCCGGGATCAAGTTTCAGGTCGAACAGTTGGGGTCCGGGCCGGCGCTGATAGTCACGCTGTTGTCCGGCCGGCCGTTGACCTACCACGACCCCAAGTTGACGCCGGCGACGCGCCAGTACGCCAGCCCGGGCGAATTGCAGATTTCCTACATGACATGGAATACGAACCCGAAATACGGCCCCTTGGGTTGGGTTCGGATGACGACCTATGGGTCGCGCTTGTGCGAAAACATTGTTCAGGCGATCGCCCATGACCTGTTGCGCTTTGCGATCCGCAACCTTCGCGCGCATGGCTTCCCGACGGTCCTTCACGTGTACGACGAAATCGTCGGGGAAATCCCGTCGTCGACGCCGGATTGGGCGCTGGAAGTCTTCGAAACGATCATGGCTTGGCTTCCCCCATGGGCCGCCGGCTGGCCTGTCCGGGCGTCGGGCGGCTGGCGCGGCCGCCGTTATCGAAAGGCGTAGGATATGCCCTTCCAATACCTGAACCTTCGGGAGCGCGGCGAAGCGCTGTACCGCGCCGGGCTGGACGTCGGCCAAGATATCCTGAACGCGTGCGACGCGGCCGACGACTTGGACCGGGCCGAAGACGCCTTGATCGAAATCGGGGAAGCTGTCGGGTTGACCTTGCCCGACGTCGAAGAGCCGGACCGGATCACCGAAGCGGTCAAAAACCATTGCAGCAATCTAGCCAAGGATCGGGACGCGGCGAAGAACGTCGTGAAGGCACAGAAGGCGACGATCCAGTGACCGTAACGCATCCCATGTAACATGGGAGGCTTAGGAATGGCTGCGAAGCGTTGTCCGAATTGTGGGGTCCCGGTGGAAGGGGCCAAGGTCTATTGCGGCCAAGAGTGCCGCGCGGCGTTTCATAACCGCATGTCGAAGCGGGGCCGGGTCATCATGCCGGTCGCTTTGGGCTGGCGGGCGAAGCGCGGGTCCGGGGATATCGCCAAGGCGGCCTTTGCCGAATTGTGCGCCTATCTGGATCATTGCAACGCGGAAGATCACGCCGCCGGCCGGCCAGCCAGCCATGCGACCTTCGCCGCGCGTGTTGGCGTCGTGTCCTACCCGGGTTGGCGCGAACGGGCCTAGCGGGGTTCGCCGGTGGCGGGGTCGATCGCGACGCCTTCGATCGCCAGCCGGCGGATTTCCCAATCGATCAAGGCGTCCCGGTCGATCCGCACGATTTCGCATTGTTCCCTAAGCGCGAGTTCATCGGACAGAGAAAGTCGGAAGTCGACTTCTTCAGCAACGGGGCCGGCGGGATCGCCGGGGCGGGCTTGATCGCGACGTCGGGCCGCACGTTCAAGGTCCGCGATCCGCACGCGCAAAGAGCGAACGACAGTATCAGCGCCAGCAATGGCTTGCTTCCGGTCATTGGTCGTTTCCTTGTTGTTGTCCGCGTTGGCGGCGTTCTTCCGCTTGGCTTCAGCCTTTGCGGCGTCGTCGGCCGTCTTCTGTGCCGCGCGGATATTGTCGATCGTTGCCTTGTACCCGCGGGCCTTGTCGCGCCAATCGTTCCGGTCCGCGCCGACGAAGATCAGGACGGCGATCAGGCCCGCATGGGTCCAGACGTACCACGGGAGCCCCTTCAGCCATTTACCGACGCCCGTCGCCCACAATGCCAGCTTGACCCCGATCGCGCCCATATCAATCAGCCTTTGGCTTTTCAGGAATGAATGACGTCATGAAGGCCGCCAGCGCCGCGCCGTACGACCATGGCGGGACAAGCATCGCCCCCGCGGCCATGGCGGCCGCCAGCGACGCCCATGTCGTCTTTTCGGCCAGCCGCGCCCGGACGAAGCGGATAGCGCCCCCGATCATGCTTCGGACCGCGTCGCCCGGCCGGTGCCGGTCACAAGCATTGTCGGAACCGGGGCAACGCCGGGCGGCTGGCGGATCGCCGTCAAGCGCGACCGCGGGAAGCGGCGGATATTGACTTCATCGTCCTGATTGAACCCAAGAACGGCAAGGTCGCCGCCGGCATAGACGCCGACGATGAAACCCACGTGACCAAAGCCGGACGCCAGCGTCTTGCGCCAGAAGACGGCGATTGACCCGAGCGGCGGGAAAGCGGCGTCCTTGGGAACCGCGGACCCGTATTCTTCCCATTGCCGGGCGCGAAGGCCAACCCAACCGCGGCGCGGCGGCTTGAACCCGGCGGCGTCCAGACAGTAGGACACGCCAAGGCCGCACCATGCGACGTTATCGCCGCCGTACGCCGCCCCGAGCCATTCGGCGGCTTCCTTGGCCCATTCCATGATCGCGGGATTGTTCTTCGGCCCCGGCGTTTCGCGGGTACCGATCAGCGATCGCGCGATTTCAAGATGCCGGGGCGTCGTCATGCTCTTTTTCCTCTTCCGTCGGGGCGATGATATTGGCCATGCTGCCCGAGGCGCTGGCGATCGCCGGCGGGACGTTTTCCAGCGGGATCGCGTACCGCAAGGTCAACGCCATAACTTGCCGCTGAAGCCCCAAATGCTCCCGCTGCAAGGTCGCGATCCGGCGATCGCAATCCGCGTGTTGCGCCTGAACCGCGGTCAATTGGGCGGTCAACAGGCCGACAAGATGTTCGTACGTCGTCCGGGCCGACGCGCTTTCGTCAAGCTTCGTTCGGCGGCTATCCAGCCAACCGCGGATCACCATTCCCAAGACGGCGAAAATCGCCCCGGTGCTGGCAAGTTGCGTCGCGCTTTCGAAGTCCGCCCCGAATTCCATGTCAGACGCCGCCCGCGATCCAGTCGAAGCCCCGGGCGCTGTTGCCGCCCGACGACGCCGCGACATAGAACGCCGCCGTCGTCGTCGTCCCGAATTGGGGTTGGGTTTGTATCCACATATCGATTGCGTCTTCGCGGCCCGGGACGTCGTTCCAGACGTTGCCCACGGCAAAGAGCGGCGGCGCGTCGAATTCGATCGGGAGCCCGACAGACACGCGGCGTTCGCCTGAAATCAGGCCCCGATAGCGGCCCCAACAAAGCTTCAGGCCGCCGGGGAAGATGATGTAACTTTCGCCCGTTTCGAAGCCGAAGGCGGCCTTCAGGACCGCCGGGGTGATGTACTTGGCCACGTCGGACCCCGCCAACACTTCCAAGGCGGTCGCGCGCAAGTTGGCCAACTTCAGCGGGGAAATGTACTTGCCGTCTTCGGTGCCGGCGATGACTTCAGCGTCGGACGCCTTGGCCGGGATCACGGATTGCCAGCCGGTCAAGTCGGCGTCGGGGTTGACGACATTGTTTTCGACGGTCGAAACGAAGAACAGGCCCGGGGTGACGGCGGACTGAAGGAAGGCCCCCTTCGGGTACCCGCCGATCGACGTCGAAAAAGCGCTGTTGAACGTGACCGGGCCGCCGGCGGCTTGCCAGCGCGACCAACCCGTGACCCGGAAAAGAACGCCGTTGAAGTCTTGTCCGGCTGGCGGGACGCCGCCCGCGCCGATCGGGAGGAAGTTCAGGGGAGGGAAGCCGTCGGTCAAACTGGCCGCGCCGTCGGTCACGCCGATTTGCGACGCCGTCGGAATGTCGCGGATATATGCGCCCCCCGCGCCGTTGGCGAAGGGGATCGGGAACCGGGAAGGAACGTCGGTTGATTGCATGGCGGCCCCTACTCTATAGCTGAAGGATCGACGCGGCAACACCCGCCGGCCGGGGCAAAACGCCCGATTGGGTCACGATTGCAAAGTCGACCGGCGACAGGTCCGAACCGAAGACATAGGTCAATGTCATGTCCAGATTGTCGACGACGAAGCAATTCCCGTATTCACTGAACAGGTTGACCAAAATTTGATTGATCGACGGGATCGACCCGTCGCTGATATTGGCCAGCGCCTTCGCAAAGATAAGGCGGCGGTACGCGGCGTCTGACAAGGTGAAGTTTTCGGTCAACGCGCCGCCCCGGCTGAAGAACGGGGCTTGGCCGTACGGGAACGCGTCGGTCGCTTCGTCGAAGCCAAAGAATTCGCCGTCGTCGATCGGGACGAACAGCACGCGCGACACGCCGACAATTCGGCCCCAAACGTCCAGCCCGTACCCTACGGCCGTGTCGACGTTCCACAAGAGCCGGAAGAATTCGTCGATATTCCGCGTCGGGTCGACATAGGTCGCGAAGTTTTCGATCAGCTTCAGAAGGACCGGGCTGTTCGCGTATTGGCTGATAACGGTCGCAAACCAATCGAACGCCGGGCGCGTCGTGACGTCGGGCGGGACCGGGCTTTCGCCTAGTGCAAATTGGCCGATCGCGGCTTCGACTTGCATCGGTTAGGCCGCCGTGACGACAATATCCGCGACGTCGATCGTCGGGACTTGATCGATATCCGGCGCGACAGACGCGGCGTCGGCCGTGACCGTTCCGACAAGGATTTCGACGATCCGAACCCATGGCCCGAGCGCGGCGACCGGGCAATAGAACCGGCTTGCGAAGACGGTCGCCCCGATCCGGGCGCGGCTCCCGCCGTCCAGCCCCAAGAACGCCGCGATGATCGCTTGCTGGACAAGGATCGTTGCGTCCGAAGGGACGTCGGGGCCGTCGGCCAGCGTGACCGCGACCTTGATCGCCAGCGGGTCCGGAATTTGGAAGGTGACGTCGTAGGACGGAAGCGGCGGTTCGTACCCGGACCGGTCGTCGAAGATGGTCACGGTTGTTGCGCCGTTGTAGGCGCAACCGGGGTTTTTCTTCGACCATATGGCCCGGGCGACGTCTTCCGGCGCTCCCCCGACGACGGCGACGTACAGGCTATGCGCGGCCAGCAACACGCCGCCGACGGTCGCGGGGGAGCCCGTCGGGTTTTCGGTCGCGTACACGTCCAGCACGCCCGGGACGTTCAGCACGGCCGCGCGGATCGCCGGGAGGGTCCCGACGCTGTTCAGCGCCACGCTTGCGGCCCGGCGGGCTTCGAATTCGTCCCGGCTTTCGACGTTGCGGCCGGGAATGCCTTCGTCGACGTTGTTGATCGTGTCCCAACCGTTGATCGCCCGGAAGATGAACGACAAGGCCCCGGGCGCGCATGGCGTCGGCCCCGGGATCGTATTCGCGAAGGGAAGGATGATCGACCCGGTCGACGGGATCACGCCGTCCTGTTGACAAGCGAACGTGTCGCCGTTGGCGGTCCGCGCCAGCGCGCCGATCGGGATACGCGTCCCGGCCGCGCCGGTGCATGTCGCTTGGACGACCGTCGGTTCGGCCGGCTTGCGTTCAAGGAAGTAAATCCGGGCGATCGCGTCTTGCATCCGGCCGCTGGCGAACGCCGGGTCGACCTGTTGCGTGATATCCAGATAGATATCGTTCGCGAAGCCGACGATTGCGGCCATGGAAACGGCCAATTGGCCTTGCGGCGTTTCGTCGGCCGGGTTCAGGCCGCCCCCAAAAGCGGCGTTTATGTCCGCTTTGATCGCGGACAGGATTTCGCTTTCTTGGGGGGCGATGAACCCCCGGGGTCCGAATTGTGGCGGCGGTACGGTGGACAAGGCAACCCCCGGTGAACGTGACGCGCCGGACCCTAGCAGAAAAATTTTAGCGGTGCTGCACTTTTTAGCTTGACCGCGCGGTCAACCTTGCTAGGGTGATGACGAAGGAGGACGAAGTCATGATCGAGAAACGCCCGGTGATTTTTGAGGAACCCCGCCCTAACGCGGAAAGCCCCGTAATGTCTTTCGCGGCGGCGAAACGGCTGGCCGAACGGCGTATGCCCCGCGATTTGCGCCGCGCCGGGTTCCGGGCGGGGGTGTTTGTGAGTGACGCCGAAATTAATGGCGGGCTTTGGTATCGCGTTAGTTACGGGAAATGAACCGCGCAAAGGAAGCCGCCGCGGCCCCTTGGGCGGGTCACAAGCTTTATTGGGCCAACCCATGCGGCGCGATTATCAGCAACCCGCCCCCGCCGAAGCGGGTCCTTCCGGGGCTGGCCTTTGGCGAAAAGGTCCAGTTCGAAGGCAAGGTCTTCGTCCTGAAGCCGGCGGCGAACGGGAACGTCGCGCTGGAAGAAGCCGCGTGACCGGCGGCGTCTATGCCCGGCTGAACAGGGTCCAGAAGGGAAACTGGACCCGCCTTGCCCGGGCGTTTTCGATTGCCCATGCGAACAAAGTTTGGACCGCCAGGCTGGCCGAAAAGGAAAGGGCCGAAGAATGTACGCGCTGAAGAGACAAGTTTACCCCAACCTTGGCGGGTTGGGTTGGTCCTTGGGGAGCGAACGCTTCGCGACCCGGGCCGAAGCGAAGGCCGTCATGGTGGCATACCTGAAGGGGAGGCCGCCCGTCGAAAACAAGCGTATCAAGGTGGTGAAGGTATGAACAAAACCGCAAAAGCCGCCCGGGCTCAAATGGCCGTCCAGATACGCGCCGCCCGCGAAGCCATGCCCGAGCCAATCACGTGTCAAGCCGCTTACGAACAACCTGTCCGCGACATGGCGATCGCGCTGGCGCGTGAAGCGATCGTACAGGGGTTTTCCTTTGGCAACAGCTAATCGCGCCGCTTCGCCCCGCATGTCGCCAGCCTTGCCCTTGGCGACGCGTACCGGGCATACTGGCAAGAGAAATACAGGACCGTGAAATGAAGAACCGGATCAAGTGCATCATTTCCCATGGCCCGGGTTGGTCCGGCTGCATGGCCCCGGGCGCGTGCCGGGATTGGGGGTATTGCCGCCAGCGCAATATCGACGCCGGAGGCATGAAGAACGTCACGCCGGCGATGCAAGCCGAATGGAAGAAGGAAGACGCCCCGGACCCGGCTTAGAAGACGGCGATCGCCGGGCCGGCCGCGGTCGTAATCTGGATTTGCCCGGCGATGACGCGTTGATCCAGTTTCGTGAAGAAAACGCGCGCCGTCTGAACGCCGGGGACCGATAGCGCCCCGGCGACGATCCGCGACCGGACAAGTTGCGTCGGCTGGAAGCGCCCGAGCGCGTCGGTAAAATAGGGGACGCCGCGGTCGCCGCCGTACCACAGTTCCCCGGTGAAGAGCCGGGCGGCGCTGGCGACGTCTTGGACCTGCGAATAGGGTTCCGACGCAAGGGCGATGTTCCCCGCGGCGTCGATCGCAAGGTCCCAATTGTCCCGATCCAGAAGCGAGGTCCGCATTAGTTGGGCGCTCCCGTGTTGCCGCCGCCCGTCTGTACCCCGCTATGGGTATGCGTCGCAAGCGACACGCCGTCCCCGACGACGTCCGCATCCCCGGTGATCGTCCCGGTCGCGGTGATATCGCCGTCGACTTCGACGTTCCCGTTTATGGTCACGGTTGGCGCGGTGATCGTGACCCCGGCGGGGGAAATGATTTCGATCCCGTCGTCGGTGATCCGGACGAAGCGTTCCGGGGCCGGGTTCAGAAGGCCGCCAAGGTACATTGCGTCGGCCATGCTGAAGCGCCGGCGGCTTCCGGGGTTGGCCGGCCCCTTGGCCGCCATGACGGCCGAAATGTCATGGCTGGCGAAGACGGCGATCCCGATATCCCCGACGGCCGGGTCAATGATGACCGAATTCCGGCCGCCTTGGACCCGAAGGTACGGGCACGCGTGAATGGTGCCATGCGGGGTCGCGTCGCCGCGGCCGTCCAGTTGGGCGACAAGCGGGTTCAGGTCGACCGTCATCGCTTCCGTATCAACAGCCATGACCCGGACGATCGTCGCCGTCGCGACGCGGTTCAAGGCGGCCTGAATGACCGCCTGAAGGGCGTTGGCTTCAGACAGGGGAGCCCCGACGGGCTGGACCCCGGCGTAACTACCGTCCGACATATGTAGGTTGATCCAAGAGGAAGCATTGCACGTTGGTAAACCATTTGCCGTTCGGCATTTCGGCTTCAAGTTCATGCGTGACGATCGCCGGCGTCCAAGTGTCCCCGATGACCGGGCTTAGGATGCTGCGAAGCTTCACGCGGCCGCCGAAGACGATCGACGGATTGAACAGGGTCGTGAATTCGATCCCGCCTTGGGTATGCGCCGGGTACCCGACAAGGCCCGTATCCGGCCCGATATCGGGGATCAGGCCGCCCCGCGACCCGCCCCGGGGCCAAATGGCTAGGACCGTGTCGTCAAGGAAAAGGTTGAATTGGCCTTCACGGGCGCAATCCAGCGCTTGATCCCAAAGGGTCCCGGGATAGTACGGGTTCGACAGTTTCACGTCGACGCCGCCGTCTTCCAGCGGGACCGGGGGCGACATTTGCGCGGCGATCCCGGCCATGACGGTTCGGGCGTCGACGGTCCCCTTGTAGCTTGTCGGCGGGACCGGCTTCAGCTTGTCGACATAGCCGGCCGACGCGAAGACGTTCAGACAGACTTCCGGCGACGAATTGAAGTCGGCCCAACATTCAATGATGTTCCCGACGAAGACGACCGACAGGCCGCTTTCGTCGTCCCCGGCCGAAATGGTCACGGTGTTGCGCTCCCGGGCGTTTTGAGCGATCCCGCGGCCAAGGATGATAAGCTTGTTCATGACGTCCAGAGGGAGCCCCCAAACGCGAAGATTGGTCGTCGTGAAGGAAACGCCGCCCGTCTTGTCGATCGTCGCGGAAACGCGGTACCCGGTCAATTCGACCGCGTCTTCCCCGGCCGCGCCGAAGTCGCCGCGCCCGAGCGTGAAGCGAAGATTGATCCGCCGGCGGCTAAAGGTCGTCGTCATATACCAGCACGTACCGGGACCCAAGCCCGGCGATTTGAGGGTCGTTGTTGCCGGCCGTATCCAGAAAATACAGGTCGCCGGTGAAGCCAAGATATTCGGACCGGACGATCCGGTTCAGGTTGCGCGCGATGACCCCGCCGATGACAAGGGCGTCATTGACGAAGACGTCGACGTACAGGCCAAGGGCCTTCGCATAGACCCGAAGCTGGCAAGGCTGGCCGCCCAAGGGGATCGACAGTTCTTGCGCGGGCGTCGGGAGCAAGGGAACGATCCGGCGGGTCATGTTGGCGTCCTTGCCTGTTCGGCGTCCAGCAATTGATCCAGCGTCGGCGTGACCGGCTGCACAGGCCCCGCGTTGACCCGGTTCGCGCCCGACACGCTTCGCGGGGCCGTGCCGGGGTCGACGGCGGCATTCGCGGACGTGAAGGCGCTGGCGGCCGAAACGCGGACTTCCATCATTTCAAGTTCGACCTTGACCAACGTCGCGCCTTCTTCGGCCGATCGCCGCATGTCGCGCCGGACAAGGTTCCGGTTCGGGTACGACGCTTCCGGCGTTACGACCGTGTACAGGTCCAAGCTTTCCAGCATGGCTTCGACCCGCTGAAGGAATTGGGTCCGCGTCTGGACGTCGCCGCCCTTCGTCAACGTGACCCGTTCGACCGCCGGCGTCGCGACCTTGTTGTAGGACCTGAAGCCGCCTTCTTCCGTCGGATAGTCGGAAATCCGGAATTCGCGCGTCGGTTCGACGACGACGACGCTATCGGCTTCCAGCGCCAGCGCCCCGCCCCGGGTAAATATACCCCATGTTACACGGGCGGGCTGGACGCCCCCAAGAGCGTCGCCGGCCAATGGCTGAACCGAAGGCGTCGGCGGCCGCCCGTCAAGCCTGAAGACGCGCGGGACGCCCGGGGCGTCGGGTACGTTGGGGTACCGGGCCGACATTAATCTAGCCCCGTGTTGGCGTTGAAGACGACCGCCTTGCGGCGCAAGGCCCCGGGCAGTTCCCGGGCGATCCCGTTGGCGTCCGTCGCCTGTGTCTGGACCGTAAGCTGGCCAATAGTCACAGTGTTGCCGAAGCCCCGGCCAGCCGCGGCCGCGCCGGGCCGCGCCGCCGCGCCAGCGTACGCCCCCGAGCCGCCGCGCCGGCCTTGCACGTGAATATGGTCGCGCTCATTGATAACAGTGTACCCTTGCGCCTTCAGCGCGGAAAGGCTTTGGTACAGGCCGTCCATTGTCTGCCCGCGGCCCGGGACGAAATCGCGGGCGTCGTTCGTCAAATGGCGGCTGTTCGGCTTGCCCCCGATCTTGGCGTTATGTTCGGCCGATCGCTGGCGACTTGTGACCCGCGTCCCCGGGGCAAGTTCCATTGCCAGCCGTTCGATTTCCGGGCCGGTGGCCCCGCCCGGTACGATCGCCGGGCCAGTGCCGCCCGCTTGGAAGTTCATTCGGGCCGAACCCGACGGGCGCGGCGCGGCTCCCTTGGCGGCGTCGACTTCGGCCCATGTCGTCCGGCCTTGCATCAAGTCGCCCATGGGGACCGTCATCCATTCCGGAAGCCATTCCGACATGGCCCGGCCGCTGTCTTCGGTCCATTGCTTCAGCTTCGGGAATTTTTCGATCAGCGCGTCGACGCCCGCGACGACGCCCGCGATCCCGGCCGCAAGCAAGATATAGGGCCAAGTCGCCGCGATCGTTGCGATCGCCAGCGCCCCGAGCAAGCCGGTAAAGATAGGGACCGCCACGCTGGCAACGTCGACCTTGTCCAGAAGCGCGATGAACCCGCCGACGGCCGACATGATCCCCGGCCGGACTTGATCCTTGATCCGCTGCGACAGGTCCGCCATGGCGGCTTCGAACGCTTGCGCTTCAGCGACCGATTGTTGGCTTATGCGCGATTGTTCTTGCATCGCGCCGACAAGCTTTTCGGTTTCGACCCGGCCTTGGGAAAGAACGGTGATGACCGAAGCGGGAATGCCAATCCGCGACAACCGTTCGAAGAATTCGGCGCGGTCCATACGTTCCGCGGCTTCCGACATTTTCAGCAACGCCGACGCCGGTTCCTTGAAATCTTCGACGGTCACGTTCAGGCCGCGGAAGTCGTCATTGAACGGGCTCTTCCCGTCCAGCCGCCAAGACTGATAACCTTGGACCATGGTCGTGAATGCTTGCGCCGCGTCGCCCGCGTTGCCGCCCGCCTGTTCGGCCATGCGGCCCCAAGCGTCCAGTTGCTTCGCGTTGACGCCCAAGTTGTTCGCCAGCCGGCCGACGGCGGCGTCGCCCGATATCAGGTTCGAAATAAAGCCTTTCAGGGACGATCCGCCGGCGAAGGCAAGGAAGAGCCCCGTCAATTCGTTGCGAAGCCCCCGGACGGCTTCCCGGCTCTTTTTGCCGCCTTCCTGAAGACGCTTATCCGACGCGCCAATCTCTTCGCGCGTCTTCTTCGTTTCCTTCCGGACTTCGGCCGCCCCTTCCGCGAACGGCTTGGGGTCGATCCCGAAGGTCGTTAGGAAGCTGTCAATGATTGTCGCCATTGTCTTGCGCCGCCCGATTGTTGTCCGCGTCGATCATGACGACTTCGATCAGGTCGTACAAGTCTTCGACGCCGTAAACCGTGTCCAGTTCGTGAAGCGTCGCCAGCCGCGACCCGATCACGACCCCGATGTTAACGGGGACGTTGGGGTACTGTTCGAAGCGTCCATGGCTTTCTTGGCCGCCGCGCCCAGCTTCGCGAGTTCGGCGGCTATGGAAAAACCCACGTGAAGTTCGACGACCTTGTCCCGAAGCTGAAGGATCGTCGCCACTTCTTCGAAATCCTGTTCGATCGTCGCCCGAACGTATTCGATCGCCGTGTCAGGTTTGATCCCGACGCATTGCATCATTTCATCAAGCAACGGTTCCGCGTCGTCGAACGAACAGGACGTGATCGCCTTCAAGCCGGCGTACGCGATCGCGGCCATACCAGCCGACGCCAATTCGTCGGGAAGGTCGATCCCGGCCCGGCCAATGGCCAGCAAGGCCCGGGTCGCCCACTTTTCGGCGCGAAGCGCGGACATTTCGGTGATGACGAAATGCTTTCCCGCGTCCCGGCCTTCCGTCGCGACCCACGTAATGACCTTGCGCGCCATGGGTTAACCCACCAGCACGGGGGCGGCCGTGACGGCTTCCCAAGTGATCGTGAATTTCCGGGGCTGAAGGACCTTCTTCCCGGCCGGCGTCGGCGTGTACCCGGTAAGGAAGCCGCGGCGAAGCGCATAGGCGCGACGCGTCGCCGGGAGGGTCACGGACCCGGACGCCGGGAAGCTTTCGCGAACCGATCGCATCGCCAGATACCACGCTTCGAAGATATCGATCGACGGGCTGTCCGCCTGAAGCGTGATATTCTGGACGATCGGGGCCGGGGTGAAGCCGGCCGACAGGCGGCCGTCGACGCCCATCATCGTTTCAACCGTCTGGACCGTTTCCGTATCGAAAACGTCGTCCATGGCGAAGCCCTGAAGCTGGATCGGCGTCGGGAAGACGGACGCGACCGACAACAGAAGGACGGAATTCGCGGCGGTGATGGTCCGGGGGTTGCTCATTACTGCACCTGCGTTGAATTGAGGTTGATCTTCTGGACGGACTGGCCGTCCGCGTACCAGAAGGTAATCGGCGGCGACCCGCGTTCAGCCCGGACTTGCGGGCTGGCCGGCCGGACCTGAAGATACCAACCGCGCTCCGTGATCGTTTGCGCGACCGGCAACCCCGCTTCCGTGTTGATCGCGACCGTTTGATCTGCCGACAGGGGGACGCCCGCGCGGATCGCGCCGAACGACAGGCCCGCGTCGATCGGGCCGGAAAGCGCTTCTTCGATAATGGCGTACCCGGCCGAATTGTACGGGATCGACCGCACGTTGACCAAAAGGTTCATCAAGGAAAGCTGGAAGTTGTTCGAAAGCCAAACCTGATTGATGAAGCTATCGATCCACAGGTACGGGCCGCGGACCTGTCCGGGGTACAGGAAGACGAAGCGATCCGCGGCCGTCGCATAGGCCCCGAAGAAATTGTACCCGTTGGCGATCAATTGCTCCCCGACGACCTTGTCGGTCACGCCGGGGGTCAAGCGGGCGGACCGCCGGAAGGCCAGCGTCGTACGGCCTTCGGTCGCGTTGAAGTCGACCGACGCAACCGCGCCGGCGACGAAGGCGACAAGCGCGGCCGGGTCGACCGGGTCGTAAATGAAGGCCGTCGCGCTGTATTCCAGCGCCCGAATTTGGCCGCCCGCCGTGCCGTCATCGGACACGCCGCCCGCCGTCGGATTGCTTTCGCCCATCAGGTACAGGAAGCGGTTGTTCTGGCCGTTGGCCCAAGCGGCGAAAGCGACCTTTTCGTCGATCGTCGGCTGGAAGACGGTCCCGAAGGTGACGAAGTCTTGGGTGAATGCCGTCAAGGCGTCCATGATCGTTCCGGGCGTCGCCGCGGCCGCGCCTTGCGACAGGGTCGCGCCGGTCGACGAAGTCAGGCGAAGGCCGGTCGCCAGCGCGCCGTCTTCGGCAAAGGTGATCGCGCCGGTCGCGCCGGGCGTGCCGCCGGTGATGACGAAAGCGCCAGACACGGCGTCAAACGTGACCAAAGTCGGACCCGAGCGCATGGCCCCGGAAGCGACGGTTTGCGACGGGGACACGGTATAAGTGCCGTCCCCGCCTTCGCCGGTGCCAAGGGCGGTGATGACGGTATTCGCCGCCACGCCGACGCCCGTAACAGTCTGGCCGACGGCCAGCGTCCCGACGGCGTCGGTCACGGTGAGGGTCGCGCCGGCGATTTCACCGGTGAAGGCGGCGTCGGCGTCGTCCAGCCCGGCGGCGATCAGCACGGCGGCGGCGCTGAAGCTGGCGGCCCCGGACAGGTCGATCGCGTCGGACGTCACAAGGCGGCCGTTGATCGTCAATTCCAGCGTGCCGGAAAGGGCCTGAAGTTGCGCGATCGTCAACGACGACACGGCCCCGCCGCGAAGATACGCGGGGGCGGCGGCGGCGTTGTAGTTGGCGAACAGCATTTTCGCCGGCTTGATCGCTGAACCGGCGAACCCGTCGAAATAGACAGTCGCCAGCCGGGCTTCAGCCGACAGGTTCCCGAAGTAGGCGGCGACCGCGGCGGACGACGCGAATTCTTCGACGGTCAAGGCCGGGACGCGGCCAGCGGACGACAGGAAGAGCCCGACAAGGTCCAGCCCTGAACCGCCGGCGGCGATGACATTCGGGAAGACGTTGACGATTTCCGAAGCCGGGATGGATGCAGGCATTTAGGGTACCCCCTGAAGTTCGACGGACAGGATAGCGGCGAAATCTTGCGGTGCCAATACCACGGGCGAAGCTTGGAACGCAATGTCCATAACCCACCGGTTTTCGTATTGCTTTTCCCCGTTGACGAACGGAATTTGATTTCCGTCGTCGGCGTACAGGGGTTGAATGCCCGAGCCCGCCAGCGCCCGACACGCGAAGTCGGATCGCCACAGGGTCGAAATCGTTTGGGCAAAGTCGGACCCGGTGCGGCCGTGCAAGTCCAGTTGCATGACGACCCGGGTACTCTGAAGGGCTTCGACGGCGACCGGATCGACCGCTTGCGGGTCCCATGTTTCGACGTTCGTCGCTTGGCGCGATCGCGATCGCATGGTCATCATGACGAAGTCCGGCCCGACGGGTTCCGGAACGCGGTTTTCTTGGGCCTGAAATACTTCGACGCCGTCGGGCAGGACCGACAACAGCCAAGCGCGGATCGCGACGAAGAAGGCGTTTTCAGCGGGGGCAGCGGTCACGGTGCAATCCTGAACAGGATAAGAGGCGGGGGATTGGACGACAGTTGGGTATTGGCGAACGTCGGCCAGTTGGGCGCGTTACCCGTCGGGCTAAAGGCAGACGTGAAGATAAGCGTCCGGCTGGCGAGAGGCGTCGCGGCGTTTGACCATGCAAGAGGCGGCCCATACGACAAAATGGATCGGTAAGTCGCGGTGCTGGACTGCCAAAGTCCGATATAATACTTCTTATCCGCAACAAACGAAAAGGACGCCGCGACGAATTTGGTCCCGGTGGTGGATGCGTCTATGACGGCCGAGGTAAACAGATGGTTCGTCGGCCTGCCGTTCGCGTCGGCTTCATAGATGACGACCCGTAATTGAGCGCTGGCGATAAGGGTCGACACGCTGCAACCGATTTGGTCCATGGTGAAGGCAAACTGCGTGGCGAAGAGAGACACGCTGATTTGATTGGCGACGCCCCCGACGGTCGCCAGCGTGTTGTTGGGTGTGTTGCCGATGATCGCGCCCGCCAAAGGCAACAGCGAACCAAACGCGTCCGCGGCGGCCGGCCCCGCGGGACCTTGGGGGCCTTGCGGTCCAGCCGGGCCGGCGTCGCCGGGCAAGCCTTGCGGCCCTTGGGGACCGATAGCCCCGTCGGCCCCCGTCGCGCCAGTTGCCCCCGC